AAGGTCAATATATGCGATATCCAAGCCGATTATATTGTATCAGGTCCCAAAATAGGGCCAAAATAGGGCAAATTTAAACGGATGCACCCAAAAGCACGGGAAAAGCACCATCCAAAAAGGATGATGCTTTTCCCGTACATGTTTCAATCCGCGCACCCCTCACGAGATGCGACTACATCTCGAATGATCGAGATGCCCTTGCTTAACTTCATTATATCATGATTTTTATTTTTGTCAAATTACTTTTCAAATGGGGCTTCTTCCGGTGGTCGTTTTCGCTTTCCCCTTTTGTAGTTTACTCGTTGGTAATATATCGCCTCCATTTTTTTTCTACATTCGTCACTGCATAGCTTTTTGTTATCATTGTATATCGGGGCTCCGCATATTATGCAGTGACGATCTTTTCTTTTATAATTTTTCCGTTTCCGGTCGTTAATTTTTGGCCTATTTTCTCGGCAATACTGCCGAGACTGTGCCGCGTCAACAGCCTTATAGGCTTCAGGCGCACACCTTTTGCAGTATTTTTGATTGGGCGATTGAACGATATATTCAGCGCCGCAAACCTCGCATTTGCGGCGAGAAATTCCAATCTTTACCGCTATTCCCATCTTTTGGCGAGCTAAAGATCGTGTTTTATATTCTTTTTTTTTAATTTCTCTACATGCGGGGCAGTACCAAGCCCGCGGCCCTCCTATGAAAATACCCCCGCACCTGCGGCAGGTGCGCTCTATCATGTTATTCGCCATCTTTGCCGCACGCCCTTTCTATCAATACCAGTCGCTGTCCCGGCGTTAATCTTTCGATTTTTTGGGACAAGATATTTCTTTCGGCGTCTGATCCCGCCTCAGAATACCGCACATCGATATGTAACGACTCTACGGTACGCGCGGTTACATAATCGCTAGATACCACGGAATTAACGATGACAAGATCTTCCGGGGAAAATTCAGGGATTGGTTCAAGGTCAAGCAAAATTCCGTACCTTTCGACAATTTCTCCCAGGCGGCGGGAGAATCCCCCTTTAAAGCTATCCATTTTTTCGGAAAGCTTTACCAGCGGGTCATTCATGTATATATTTTTTCTTTTAGTAACTTTATTCATTACTTTTCTCCCCCTTATCAATGCGTATAAATCAACAATATTATACACACATTATAGCATTACCGGGGATATGTCTACAAGCCCTTAACAGTTGCTAAGTGTAGGCATTAATCATCGATTATAAAAGGCGGCCATTTCTGACCGCCAGTTTTTCTTCATTTTTTTAGTAAACAAAAGGTGCGTCGCTATCGTAGATGTCGTCCCATTCATTCGGTTCTTCCGGTACTTCATCCCGGCGGGGATAACCGACGAAAATAGTTTCAATATCGTCTTCGTCTTCGATTTCAGAGCCAATCAGTACGGCACTGAAGTATGAAGTTTCTCCATCAAGCGTGTAATGCGGGTCGAGGTTGATATTCAACATATATTCTTTCCCCTCGATTTCTTCCGTCCAGTTAAAACCATGTTTTCTTGCGATTTCCTTTGTTAATTTCATTTTAGTTCCTCCTTTGCGACCTTCCTATTGGCGGTTGCGTTAAAGATTAGTTCGGGAGTTCTTGTTTCCCCTTCCTTGATTATATAATACCATAGTGTGTGTATATTGTCAATACTTAATACACACTTATTTTAAAATAAATACACACTTTTATAGGGGCTAGAAAATAAAAAAATAGAGCCCCGCAGCATCGGCGTAAAATACCGACCCGCAGGGCTCCTATAATACTATATTATTGTTTAGGCTGCTGGACACTCTTATTGAGTGCCAACTTGGCCGCCCATAAGCATCCGGAGATGATAAGCGGCAAAATGACTTGATCGCGTACCTTGGTCCAGCCGCGTTCATCCTTGGCCTGAGCCTGGATCTGCCCGACAAACTTGTTGGCGACGGCCTCGATGGCCGGCAGCCCGTTATTGATTAAGTTGGTGGTCAGCTGCTGCTTAACCTCCTCTGTTACGTTATCGACGTCTAATACCTCTAATACGCTGTCTCTTATGTCTACCCATTTACTCATTGTAATTCCTCCTTAGCTTGTAATGCTGCTATAATCTGCTCTTCTTCCGGGGACAATTCCCAGACAATGGGTTTTGCCTTCGCCGCCTGCATTGCCTTCGCCGCCTGCATTGCCCCCCCCCAGGGGACAAGCATACCACCGCCAAATATTGTTTTTTTGTGCGGCCTTTGGGCGTCCAGCCTCCCGACCCATACGCCGTCAGACTCGTATGTCACTCCATACCTACTATAATTAGCCAATTTACTGGACGTCATCAGCGCCTCCGGATAGATGTACTTAGGGAGCTCTTTTTTATTGCTTTTCCCCGTTTTTTGGATGTCCTCTATCAACTCGTACAACTCCGGGCAACTTCTAACGATGGGCCCTTCCGAGGCCACAAAACTAGTCTGGACGATGGCCCCATTATCGTAAGTAATATTACAGCCCACCCCTATATGACACGTAGCAGCCTTAATAGATAATAACGTTAGATGCGGCGCAAAAAGAAAATAGTCGATTCCCCGCTCCTTATAGGTCCTGGCTATCCGGCTGATAATCGAGAATGGCGGATTGTCAATGACGACGCAATTCTCCGGATAATTGTAGTGCTCATAGTCTCCGCCCGGGTAAAAAGGACGCACAATAGCGCGTCCTTCCCAGTGGTATTCTTTTATGGCCCAGTTTTTTACTGCCTCATAGATTTCAGGCGGTGTATAGCAATCGTCGGTTGTTAATTTAGGCTTGAATTTGTCCACAAACGCCTCGTAATCGTCCATTAGCAGGCCTCCTTTACTGCATACATTGATAGTCTGTTACGCCGCGGGCGATAGCTCGGGCGATGTCGTCCCAGTTGTTGACTAAGAGCGCGGCATCGGCATCATTATCGATAAATGCGACCTCCACCAAGACAGCCGGCATTGCGGTGTGCTGCAATGCCAGCAAGTCAGGACGCTCCCGGACTCCCCTATCGATAGTATTGATAGAGCTTACAAGTTGGTCCTGGATGCACTGGGCGAGCGCACCACCGTTACTCATCCGGCTGTAGCACTCTGTTTCCGTGCCGCGGGCCGAGCCGTTGAAGGCATTGCAGTGAATGCTGACAAACACGTCAGCTCCCCAGTTATTGGCCGTCTCGGTGACGGTGAGGCCCTGCCGGTCGGAGTACTGACTGCGGCCGACGATTGACGGTGCTAAGTTGTCGCTCTGCATTAAGCAGCACTCGCAGCCGGCAGCCTCAAAGTAGCGCTTGACGGCCTCACCAATCTGGAGAGCGACATCGCACTCTCTCAGGTCGACGTTGCCATTGGCGTCAAGGTGTACGGCACCGCTGTCGTACTTGGTGTCGTGCCCAGGATTGAGAAATACCCTCATAACTTATCGTCTCCTCTCTTGGCGGTCTTATTAACCGAGCCGCCTACGTAACCTAATAAGCCGCTGGCGATACTAGTGGCCAGCTCATTCAGGCCGTTATACATGGCCAATAGTAAGGCTACGACGAGCCCGACCAATACAATACAATCAGTGATGTTGACTCTCTCAATCATAGTTACCACCTCCTTAGATGGACTGCAAAAAAGCCGTGAGGATACTGGCAAATATCCCCACGACCGTGACGGACGTCCCTAGCGTCCAGCAAATCGACCTTTTTAGGTCGTCGATGCGGTGGTGAGCCGACCGGCTCGACTCGATGGCCTTGACGACTTCCCGGTTGAGCGTCGTGAGCTGGGCGTCGATGCGGTCCAGCTTAATACATAATTCATGCTCGTTCATAGCATTCTCCTAACTATAATTTCATGATGTACGAGATAACGTAATAGGGCGGCATGGTAGATAACGTCTGAGACTCGGTATAAGCAACACGGACAGAGCCATTTGTAGAGCTACTATCTTTGTATGCTGTCATTACATGGGTATTATTAAATACCTTGCTCCCAAAAGCTGGTTCGTTGGTATTCCCTCCATAGCCAAAAAATACGCCATTATCGTCGAAACCCATAGCCGTTAAATGGGCATGCGTTACATTGTCACTTCCGCCGGTATCCCCGGTATTGCCGCCATTACCTGCCAGCAGAAATTTGCCTCGGAGGTCGGGCGTCCCTTGCGTCCCGTCGCAGAGGTGCCATTCCTTATCTGGCTTACCGGTGTTCCGATCGATGGGATAGCCCGCCTCAAAAGTACCAGAAAACGGCACTATGACGCCACTTATTACCCCCCCCCGATTTTGTAATAACGGCGGTTACACTACCGTCTTTGAATGTTGTTGGCATTGTTATTGCCTCCTTATTTCTGCTTTACTGCATACAATGAAAATCCAATAGACAACGACGCCCCGCTAGGGTTATGGACGTAGAAGATAATATTTTTTTCAGCATTATCCCATATTCTATCAGTGACATAAGCATCTTCAGACCCGCTGCAATGACATGCTGGATACGTTGTAATAACCTTATAACCAATGGGCACGTTAATATGTAAATACATGCTAAAACCGCCTTTTATTGACGTTTTTGTCATGGCAGATAATTCAATAATATCCGACGACGCTAGTTTAGAATCAACTATCTTAGCCAACTCCTCTATTCGCCGATAAGCGTCTTGCAGAGACCGCACCTCGGCGGTCATTGTACCGTCTTGCATAATATCCCTCCTTAGGCGTAGCAGATATAGTACTTAACTGTATAAGATTTGGGCTGTACCGTGTCGGATGCGCCGTATATAGGATTAGACTTTGAGGCGTCAAAACCAACACCACCATATAGATCGGAAGTAAGTGTTGTTAACGTATTTTCTACTAGTGGAACATGTATTTTTGTGCCTTTTCTAAACAGATGGCCATCAGCTTTTAATGCTCCTGCCGCGTTATCTGTAATCGTCGGGATTGTCGTCCATCTATTAGGCGCGTGTAATCCATCAATACCGGTAATGTTCGGCAGCCCCGCGCCCTTGGCCGTCCCCGCCGTTGTACTGCCCTCGAGGAAGCGGCCGTCGTTGAGATTTGGCAACCGGCCATCTGAAAAAATCTCAGCTAACTGTGGATAGCGTGCCCGGTCGAAGCTACTGCCGTCTGCCAGCATCAAATACTCATACGTTTTAGGCTCTCCGACTTTGGGCACGATGTCGCCGACCTCGTGCCGACACCTTAAATTTTTAACGACAAACTTAATACTTCCAAAGTTATTTACCCCCCCATGTTACTTTTTATCGTCTGCCAATCAGGTTCCGTGCTGCCAGTCGTACCGGCCTGCGTAACAATGATGATATACCCGGGCGGCAGGTTAGGCGATTGGAGGACGTCGCCGACTTGATACGCGGTGTTACGTTGGATATAATGGCCGTCGTTAACGTGCTGTACCTTAGTCAGATACGTGTCCTCTACCTCTTGGGCATCGGCCTTTTTGCCGAGACTGGCCGCGACGGTCGCCGCGAAGTTGGGGTCGTTGCCGAGGGCCTTGGCCAGCTCATCGAGCGTATTAAGGGTCTCTGGGGCCGAGTTAACCAAGGCCGCGAGAGACCGCGCCACAAACTCCGTGTTGGCAATAGCCTTGCTACTATTGCCCTGATTTGCGGTGGGGACCGAGGTAACGCCCGTCATCGTGACGTCCCCGGATAATGTTTTGTCCCCGGTAATAGTCTCGGTGCCCGTCCGGCGTACATAGCCAGCAGTGTTAACGGAGTCCCGCAGATTATTGATATCCGTCTGTAAGGCCTCGTCCGTCTGCTGCAAGGCGGCAGCCGAGTCGTCTAATGAGGCCGTAGCCTCGTGCAGAGCCTCAAAATTGTTAATGATGTGGTCGACAACGCCCTCATTGTCGGCAGTCGCAAACGGGGTATGCTTGTTGTATACCCCGGGGCGTATGATATTGTCGTTTTCGTCCCGGATTTCTCCGGGCTGGAATGCTTGTCTTTTCACGGTCTACCTCCTTACTGCAATGTATATGGCACGGTGTTGGGGTCCGTCGCGAGGAACATAACCTTCCCCCGCTTAAGGACTGTCTCGCTGGACGTCGAGTACGAGATGGAGACAAGGTCCATGTACCCCGTGTGGGCACGACCATTCATATAGTCGCCGGGAACGCTGTCATGACTGGTGTAGTACATGCGGAATGTAATCGGCGTGTTTGCCGGAAAGGATACGTCGCCCGTGAAGGTGGCTTCTCCCGGAGTAGCCTTACCATCTCTCCATCGGATTTCGCAGGACATACCCAAAATAGCCCCATAATTCCGGTCCCCATTTTTGGTGCTTATTGTCAGGTACCACTCACCCGCAGCCCCCCAGTCCTTATCGTTAAATTTAACGGGATCTATGTGTCCGCGAACCGTAAATGTTAGGCGCGACGCACCTGCCGGCGGTGTGTATGTATAGCTGCCATCATCTCGCCAGACTGTATTAGTCTTGACATAGCGCCCAGTTTTGGTGGCGTCCCATGTCCAGAGGCGTCTATTAACGGGCGTATCGGTTGCACTGGACCCGCCGCCGAGGATGCTCTTACACTCGACCCGGAAGCCGTTGGCAGAGATGTCATACGCTTGGATGCGCTGATAGATATTGACGCGCTCGTAGTTTGCGTCCGCCGTCTGGATCTCGATGGGGACCAGCATGACGCGCGGTGTGACGTCCCAGGGCGCGTTAAATTTGACATACTGCCCGTCCGTCGCAGTGCCAGTACAGAAACGGCCAATTCCGGCAAATGCCGTACCGTTGCTATCTATATATCGCATACCCAACGTATTAAATGTTACGGCCGACCCGTTATCCATCCGAGTCGTCAGGCCGTCCTCGCTAAGCGTTACGGCCCCGCCGATGATCCGGAGGGCTCTCTCTAGTGCGATGTCTCCGGCGTACAGCTTGTCTGCCGTGACAGATCCGGCCGCCAGCATCCCCTTGGTAATAACATTATTATCAATCAGTGTATCGCCGGTAATGTGGATAAGATTACTGGCTATCGTAATCGTCTCCGGCGACATGTTAATTTTGCTAATGAGATGATTCTCGGTATCCTCAACACGGGCTTCCATGGCGTCCTGTAACTGGACCAATGCAGAGTACTTGTTGGCACCGTCCTTATTATTAAGGTCGCCTACTAACGATATAACGCTCTTTTTGGCCTCGACCCCGCTCTCAATGGCCTCTTTCAGAGCCTTATCAACCTTATCAAGAGACACGGCCTCCGCGTCAAGTAAGCTCTCGTCAATCATAGCCTTAACCACGACCGAGTCCGCCGGAGATTTACGGCCCTCCCCAAAGAGGTCGTAATAGGCAATGCAGACATTATACACACCGGCATCGCAGGTGTATGATAGTGCGTTATTGACTGTCTTGAGACTGACGTCCTCGTTGATATAGACGATCATGCCAATACAGCCATTAGGGATTGCCTCAGCGCGGACGCCAAAACCGCGGAGCATCGTCGTCAGCGTCGGCACTTTAGGTGTCGGCGGAAGCTCCTTATGGTAGGTCAACACGGCCGGATTACTGTACTTGCCAAGCGCGTTACGGGCGTAGAGGTAGAGCGTCCCGGATCGGCTTAACAGTGTTACATGAGCTGATAGGCTGTTAGTCGTCACCAAGAGGCCCGTAAGATCGCCTGGGTTGGTGTTATCGCGTACCTCATAATACGCGATATCGCTGTTAGTGACCTCATTCCAGGACACAACGGCCGTAGCCCCAAACTCGACGGCAAAACCGTCCGGTACGTTGGGGATCGTCGTTTTCATGGCGACCCGGATATCGACTGACGGCGCCATATCCGGAGACGTAGACGCCCCCCACTCGTCCTTAGTACAGACGCAGATACGATAGGTGTCGCCTACGATAGCCTGCGGGATGACGACCTGATCCTTACCGGATCCGCCGAAAATCCACTCACCATCATAGCCCATCTGGTCGGCAGGCGTGCCCTCTTTGATGACGATGTACTCGGCCTGCTGGTGGTCGGTCTTGTACCAGACCTCACCACTTAGGTAACTCTGTAGGTCCGGCGGCGTCCAGGTAACGACAATGTCATGCCGCGATACGCCGTCCTGCATCTGACGATAGCGGTTATAGGCCCGGAGCTCCTTGACCGCGGGAATGTAATACGGCAGGATCGTGTACTCGTAGGCCCGGACGTCGGCCAAGCTCTGATTGCCGCTGCCGAAAATATTGTAAGACGGAAATTTTAGCCAGATTTTTTTGCCGATATCCTCCTTGCGGTAGGGTAATCGGAGTAGGGCGCTATCCATCCGGGCAAATCCCGCGCCGGTGGAGTGACTGCGGGCGGTCGTGTTGTACTGGCCGCGCCGGCATCCGGTAAACTGGTAATGCCCGTTATTAAGCAGGTTAGCGACCTCATAAGAGATGCACTCCCCATCAAGCCAACATAAGGTATTGCCCCGGTCTGCATCTTGTGCAGTCCCGGACAGAAATGTGCCGTCAGTGGCTACCTCGATAGTGGTGTTTGTTGCATTAACGGCTACGGCTAACGTCCCGATGCGGGCCGTCGTCGTGATTTGGCCGGCTATGCGGTAGTGGGCATTGTCGTCACTGACATATACGTCGCAGCCGCCCCACATGTCGCCGGAACCCTTGGCGCCGATCCACACCTCGCACCCGACCGACGTAATGTCTGCCGGCGGCTGCAAGATGACCGGCTTGGCAATATCCGGTGCCGTGACGTTATAGTTAATATAAGGCCTGTCAGTATCATGGACGTCATACGTTGCCGCGCTGTAGTTGCCGGCCGGCCGCGAAATCGCCGTAAATGTGAGCAGTCCGTCTGTGCCCTCGGTAACGCTGTCGATGAGTACGACCTGCCGGTCAAGGCCGCAGTTAGCGTCGGTCAGTGTTACCAGGTCCCCGACTTCGAGCCGGCAGAAGGACCAATCAAGCTTAAAAGTATACTTGTTGCGCTCGTACTTACCTTTACGCGCTAACGACTCGGCGAGTTTTACGGCCCGCTCCTTAGTGTAGAGGTAATGGGCCTGTGTCGTATTGGCCTGCCTGAGGCCGTAATCTGCAATGTCCTGTGTAACGGCGTAACTGACGGTCTCACGCTCATAACCGTTTGCGCGGTTAATAAATTCGACGGGGTACTGATTGTAGACTTCCGCCGAGTCCTTGCGCTGGTACGTGACAAGGGCCCCGCCGCTTTGAGGGATAAAGTCATCGGCGGTAAGGTCATATAATACTGTGCGGTTAGGTGTCCAGCCGTTATACGACCGGTCGTCGAGGGGTATAATTTTAAACTGGTCATTGGACCAAAATACATAGGCATTGGTAAGTGTCGCAATCTCATTGATGATATCGCGGGCCGTCTTGGATGCGGTATCGTCCGACGGCGTCGATATCAAGAGATCAGCGGCCTTGCAATACTTGCGATAGTTATCGAGGCCTACAATCTCGACGTTATTGAGGCCGACGCGGTCCAGTACATACCGGATGTAGTCGGCAGGGTTGACGTCGACGCCGTCACCGGTTTCCAGCAATTTGCCGGCGACCTCAAAATTATAGTTAGGTACGGACCCGCTATCCCCGAGGTCGATGACGCCGGCTACGTAAGCAAGTCCAGAGTATGATAATGCCTTGTCCGGATGCTTACCTTGCGTGTAGGCCCAGGGAGCCTGATTAGTGGTCCCCTTATACAGTGTTAACTGGATAGCGTCATCAGGGTAGTTATAGATGTCCTTGCCTACCCAGACCCGCTTGAGGCCGCTGATAGGCCCCTCGCAGAGCCCCATAAGCAAGGCGACCGTGTACGTGTAAGAGACGGTAACGGTCTTGCTCTTACCGCCCTTGCCGGATCGTTGTGTCTCCCGATGCTCGTGGGCCGTAAAATCGTCATAATAGATAACGTTACCGCTCACGCGGGTAGTACCTAAGATTTCCGGCACCGTCGCACCGTACTCGGCCGTGCCAACGGTAAAATCCGATATCTTGTTGCCTCTAATTGTCGTCGTGTGCCCACGGAATAAGCCCATCTAAGTCACCTCCCGGAAGCGGTATACGCCACGGAGCCGACTCGCTCCATGGCCGTCCAAAAACATGATGTCGGTAAGGTCTGATAAGATAACGCCCTGGTCTACTACTGCATGGATGATGCGGCCCTGGCCAAGGTAGATACCAGCGTGAGACACACACCGGCCGAATTGATAGAGCAGGAAGTCTCCGGCAGCCATATCAGCCTCGCTGATGCGGTCGCAGTACTGCCGGACGTAGCTTAAAAACCACTCCTCGGAATGATGTAAGTGCCACTCATTGGAGTATGGTGCTATCTTGATAGCGTCCCGCTCGACGATGCCAGCGTCCTCCAAGGCGCCTATTAAGAGCATCCCGCAGTCTACGCCGATGCCGCGGACGCGGGCCTGATTAACGTGAGGCGTCCCCAGCCACGGCAAGGCAGCCTTTGCGATACGCTCCCCGGTACTCATCATATAAGCACCTCTTTCCGCGGCACGAACGGCGCGATAAGGCAAGTATCGTCGGTATCTCTCGACGATATAACCTGGCTCTTATCGTTAGCCGAGTACGTCCCCTGAGGGTAGTAGCGACGCACGGGGAATTGCATATTAAGGCCCTGCGTCTTAGCTTTGACGCTTAACTGGAGCTTGATACCGCCGGCACTCTTAACCTCAGCCGTCCCGCCGAAAAGGGAGATGCTGCCGATAATGGTCTTGTCGCGGAAAAAGCACCGCCGCAACTGGATGTGCGCCCGGTCCAGTAGTCCGTCATGGGCCGCCTGGAGTACTGGCGTACTGCCGAGCTTATCCCGCGTATCGGCGTTGATGGTAACGGTCATCGTATCAACAACGACGCTGCTGTTAAGCTTGATCTGGTTACGCTTAATCAATAACATGTCATGCCGGTAGATATGGCCGTCATAGCTTATATCCATATCAGTATCGGCATAATAGTAGCGAGTACCGTTATATAAGGTTAGCTCATAGAGGTCGCAACATGTTATATTTTTCTCCGTATTGAGATATGTTTCCAGTTCTTTCGATACTGTTTTCATGCCACTCACCTCACTGTTGTAAGCTTAAAACTTTTAGTTTTGCTAATTTTTTCAAAAATGCGTTCCGTCGTTATGCCATCATCCTTGAACATGACCCGCCACCAATACCGATAATCGGCTGTGACGACGGCCGTCGAGACCGGGGCCGCCTTAAATACGATATAGCCATTGTTGACGGTGTACTTTGTCGGGCTCTGCTCTACGCCATCGACGTATACGCGGACCTGGTCAATGTACTCGACGGGCTCTACGTAAGGGCCTAGCCTCATAACTGCCTGATACGTCCCGGGCGTCACCATTGGCAATGCGCTCCGGGTCTCCTTTTGGTCGTCAGGATCGAGCCACAAAAACGGCTCAAAGGCCCCCTTGACGAGGGCCACAAAGCCGAATAATTTACGGTACTCATCATCGGTTAAATATGCAAATTTTGTTTCAATGGTCCAGTTGGGCAGCAGTTGGTTGGTCATCGTGCGTACTTTACCGCTGCCCGATGTCTGCACTTCCGTATTCCACTTCATGCTTTTTGAGCTGGACCATGCGAGCTTATTTATCTCAATCGGGAATTTCCGCATTAGAATACACCTGCCTCAGTGCCGAAGTTACGGTCGTTTTCAAAAATGGCCTGCCGGATGGTATCAAGTCCCCCGTTACGCAAGAAATCGACGAAGGATGCGGAGTCCAGGGCGTTCACGTTAAGCGACACGTTATTGACCGCCTTGGGGTCCTTGTCGATAAGGCCCAACTGCTCAAACTTATCGCGGGATAACGGCAGGACGGCCTCATCGTGACGGCCCTCGCCGATCATGGCGACTGTCGAGCCCTTAGTGATACCGCCGGTAGCAAGCTTCGGGAGGTTGTTCCACGGCGCTCGCTGTAAGGCGGCCTGTTTACCGGACCACGTACCGCCGGCCAAAGCTCCCGCCATAGAGGTGCCCAAGGCTGCCGACGTACCCGTCGACAAGAGCCCCATAGCCACGCCGGCCGAAGCCGGGCTAAGAACGAGTTTGAAAAATGCTGCCGGGCCGAGTGCCGCCGACATGGCCGCGCCTTCCGCGGCTGTCTGTGCTACCGCTGCCGACGATTGAGCCTTGGCCATAGCGCTATTGACCAACATACCGGCCAACTGTTTTGCGTAAAATTGGACGACGACCTGGATAAGCGACTTGCCGAGGGCCTGGAAGGCATCGCCGAGGCTCTTAGTGCCCATGATCGTGTCAGTGATAGCACTGCTCAGGCCGTCAAAGGCCGTACTATAGAGACTTGCCACCATTTGAGCCGTCGAGGCATGCGCCGCCAGGTACGTCTCTTGGTAGGTGTCCAGCATCGCCTTCTGCGCCTCGTAGTCACTGAGACGGATTGCGTTAGCGTCGGTAAGGACCTCTTGCAATTTTTCGAGCGACATGAGGTTTTTAGCCTCATCGATATCGGCCTCGATGTCCTTAGCCTGCTGATAATAAGCCGTTTTCTCGTCGAGGTACGCCTTATACTGGGCCAATTCCTCGGCATACATCTGCCGCGCGAAAGAGAGCCGCCCATCGGCGGCCAGCTCATACGCTACGCCCTCATCATCCAAGGCCTTCAAAAATAGGGCCTTTTGCGACTCGGTCATATTGGTATAGTCTACGGCGTACTGCTGCCACCTGGTCCGGATAGACTCAATGGCCTTATCGTAGTCGGCCTCCATCTTAGACAGTGCCTTAGTGCTGGCCGTATCAGTGACGGCCGGAGCATTGGTCTTGATGTTACCGGCAATCTCCTGAGCCTTCGCCCGCAGCTGCTGTTCTTTCATGGCATCCTCTTCGACTGCCTTGAGGTGTTCCTGGGCGTACATCTCGTCCAATTTTGCCTTGTCCTTGGCATAGTTGGCATTAAATGCCTTGGTTTCCTCGAGTTTTTCGCGCTCCTTATCATACTTCCGGTCAACTAATTCCGCCTGTGTCGCCGTAGACTGTGCATAACTGTCGTCAATCTGCTTATGCGTCTGGATAGCCTGTTCTGCCATCCGTTTCTGATACTGGGCCTGCTGCTGGACAAAATTACCGCCGGAGCTTGCGCCCTCAGCTTGCACCTTGCCATAATTGGCCTTGACCTTGGCAGCATAATCGGCCTTATCGGCGCCGCCGTAGTAATCGGCTACGCCTGCCCAGGTGTCGCCGCCGTTGGCGTCAATCTTATCCTTGAGCATGGCAGCACCGGCCATAGCATTGCTAAGTACGTCGGTCTGATAATTCTGATAGAGGTCGCCGATGCGGACGCGGCCGCCGTTACCGTCGGAGATGTCCTGGTCGGGGCTCAGGATTTGCATCATTCCTCCCCCGTTACCGCCGGCCATCGTAAGACCGCCGATAGTATCGCCGCCGCTCTCACGCATGGCTACGGCCAAAAGTAAGGCCGGATCCAGATTGTAAGACGTAGCTGCGGCCCGGATTGCCTGCGTGTACTCACTGCGATCCCAATTAAATTGCGGCCGCTGGCTCATACTGCGGCCGGAGTCCTGAAAGCCCGCATATTCGGCCATACTGATGTAGCCGTAGACGTCAAAAGCGTCCCGGTGGTCCGTGTTATAGTGGGCAGATACGCCCTTGGAGCCGCCAGCGGCATAATAGCCGGTGCCGTTCTCATCGATCATGATGACATGGCCCTGCGGGTCACCCTCGCCGTCGTTAGTGATAGCAACGTCGCCAGCTTTCGGTACGTACCCGGAGCCGGCAGCGTGAAAAGCGCCTCCGGCGTTCTGGGCCCAGTAATTGGCGTTCGGACCGAGGTCCCAAGCGTTGCTTACACCGGCTTGTGCCCACGCATTTTCAATGTACGTTGTGCAGACCACTTGACCTTCACCGGTGCCGTAGCTAAGACCGGTTAACGCCTGGGCGTTGTAGATAGCTCCCTCACGAGGGTCGTAGTTATTGGTCTTACTGGATGCACTGCCACCCTTGCCGATAGCCTTCCCACCGTCAGCGCCATCAGCATCGCCAGCACTCTTAAACTGGGAATAGTCCGGTGTTCCGTGGTCAGTATCATCGTCGGCGGTCGTCTGGGCGTTTTGGTAGGTATCCTGATTAGCCTGCCGGCGTGCACGCTCTTCCGGTGTCATCTTATTACCCGCATTGCTCAATGCGTTATTGGTCTGGAATATCTTATTGATGAGCTTATTAAGCCAGCCCATGGCCGTCTGCACAAAGCCCTTGATGGTCTTGAGCCCGTCACTAGCCCATGCCGGCAGGATGGAGTCGGCCATATTACTCAAGGCATCGCCAACCTTACCGAGGGCCGTCGCCACCTTGTCATATAACATGTTAAATGTGGCGATAACGGCGGTAATAATGGTCGACACCATCGTAAGCCACCAGGACAGGACCGTAACTACAACGTTAATGACGGCGATGATTGCATATATAGCCGCGGTAAATACGGTCGCTAAGACAGTAATAAGCGGAGCTGCTGCCGATACCAAGTTGGCAATCGCCTGGCCAAGCTCTCCCCATAAACGTTTCAGGGATTCGCCTGCCATCTTAACGGCATCCATCGTCCCCGGCACGACATTAAGTAAGCCCTCCATCTTGTGCCCGGAGGACAAAAACGCCGCAATAGCGATACCAACGGCGCCGATCGCGATGCCGACCGGACCTAAAGCAATCAGGAAGCGGCCAAAACCGGTAATGAGCTGCGGCAGAGACGACAAGCCTGCCTTAAGACTGGTTCCAAGGCCCGCCATACTCGTGCCGGCACTGGATGCAGCCGCCTTAAATAGGGTCAAACTGGACGTTGCCGCAGCTACTCCCGGCGGAATCGCGAGAAGCCCCGCCTTAATCGCCGATAAGCCCTTGCCAAACGACCCGAGAAGCGGCACGGCGGCAAGTCGCGCCTGGAGGCTAAACTCCATAATTGCCGGAATCGTCGAGACTGTCAGGACGGTCGCAAGGCCCGCCGCGGCGATCTGCACCTCCGGCGGAATCATCTTAGACAAGGCCGCAGGGATGCCCTCATCCTTAACGAGGGCCGCAAACTCTTGCAGGGAATCACCGATTGTGGAAAAGAGGTCGGGCAGGTTAAGGGCATCAGATAACTGCAAGCCTAACGCAATGGCAGACTGGCTGATGCCGTCCATCATGTTGGACCACGAGCCCATAACTTGCTTAGACTGGGCGTCCATCATCCCGCCGAAACGCTCCTGCATCCCGCCGACAAGTGCCTGGAGGCCGGTCTGAGCATCAATCGCGCCATCCTTTACCATATCCATCGCCTGAGGTACCGATGTACCGATCTTGTCGGCCAGCATCTGCCAAGCGGGGATACCCGCCTCAGTCAGCTGGAGCATTTCGTCGCTCTGGACTCTTGCCTTAGCGGCCATCTGGCCAAGTGCAATCGTGATGCGGTCGATGCCCTCTTTGCCAAGGCCGACGCCGGCAGCGGCATCGCCAACCGCACGAAGCGTAGGGATGACTTGGTCCGCGGTAAATCCGAAGGCTAGGAATTTCTGGGTCGCACGGGTCACGTCGTCAAATTCAAACGGCGTTTTGGCGGCAAAATCCTGCAACTTACCGAGTAAGTTCTGGGCCTCCGCTGCACTTCCCAGCATGTTTGTCATGGCGGTCTCTACCTGTTGGAAGCCGCCGGCCGCCTGGACCATCTTAGCACTCAAGGCCAAAAAACTAGCCCCGACGGCCGCAATACCCGCGGCCAGGCCTCGGGACAAGGCTAGGGATTCCCCGAACGAGGACTTAAGCTCGGCGTTGGTACGCCGCAGCTCGCTCCTTAATTGGGAGCTATTAGCCCCAATCCGTACTATAATACTGCTAATCGTCGCCATAGCCGGCCTCCTCTCTCTGCTGGCGGAATCGCGCCAAAAACTCTTCTTTTTCCCGGCGTAATTCGCCGGGCGTCTTATCGTGTAAAAACGGCTTGACCAAGTCCTTAGGCTGTATTGGTCGCTTGGTGTGGACGCTCATCATATTACTGACGTACCAAGCGCATACATACATATGGTCCTCCCGACGCACCTTATAGCCGTCTATCAGCTTGTTAAGCTCCATCGGTGTAAGCCGATAGAATTCCCAGGGCTTAAGGCCTAAGGGCCCGTAAGCTTGTTCCTCGGCCCATTCTAACCATTCAAAAAAAGACGGAGGCGGCTTGTCGTCGCCTCCCTCCGCCTCTAATCTTTTTTTTCATCGGCCACTTCCTCAGCCGCTTTTTTGGTCATCTCTTCCGGGAATGCTGCATAATAGGCTGCCTTTCCGAGGATACCACTGCCGGCAATGGCCTTAACTGCCGGAACATAGAGGTCCTCCTCGAGGCTCATCCCGTCATCGAGTAACTCCTGGATACGCTGCGCGTACCACAAGGCATTGCGCTTTTTATGGTGCGCCAAACCAATAACAAGGATATGCGTTAATACCGTTAAATTAAGCTCCTGCTTACTTACGATTTTGCTGATACCCTCGCCGCAAGCCTGCTCAAGCTGCATGAGCCGCGCAATGTTAAAATACATATACTGGCCTTCGCCAAAGACCTCAAAAGGTACTTTTTTCATTCGTCAGGCCTCCTTATTTAGCCGGTGCCGGCTGCAATTCAGACAGCGGGCCATTGCCGGACAACGTTCCTTTGATGGTAGCGGCATCGTCGTATTTAGTCGATAAGCTGAGGTCCGTGATAGCCGCCCATCCGGAGCGATATTGTCCGTCCGGGTACTCAAACTTAACTTGCACCACCTGGCCATCATTGAAGGCGTCCTCCAGGAATAATGCGCCGGCATCGTTGAGGATAACAACGGACTCAAGGTCAATCGACCATTCACGGAGCCCCGCAAGCGTCGACTTCCAGCCGCCGGACGTCTTATTACTGGTGTCGATGGAGTCCGCCTTACGAGACAAGTCGCCGCTGCGCTGGCCGCCTAAAAGCGTCCAGGTCGGTGTTGCCTCCGACGTGCCCGTATTGAGATAGATGAGATAGTCCTTGCCTACCGTTGCAATAGCTCCGGTGTCAGTAGGTTTTGCGTAAGTACGTGTTGCCATTATTTAGCCCTCCTAATCTGCATAGTTAACTATAAACGAGAATATAGCCAGCCCAATATTAACAATACCGGCCGGCGTCGCAAATACGACCTTATCGACGTTACTGTCCTCAGCCCAGCCGTCGATGGTCGCGTTTTCGGTGAGAACGTCCTTGACCTCCATCGCGAGGTCCTCAAGGTATTGCGCGTCCATCTCTTTGCCCCTGGGATTGGGGCAGATAAGCTCAATCGTAAATGTTGCCGATGCCTGCCGCCGTGTCTTGTGACACGGCTCAAACGTGATTGAGTCGCAGCAGATATACCCGGTAAGCTCCTTAGGGTATGTCGGGCCGAGGACGGCCGTCCGCCATACGACGTCTGGGAATTCCTCGGACAGGATCGCCTGGATTTCATCGGCAATTCTTCGGAATCTGTTCACTAGCCGCGGGATAGCCTAATTACCCCGACTCCCCCCTTCCCGCTGCCGTCGATGCCGTCAATGGCCATATCCTTATACGTCAGGCGGCTCTCAAGGTCCTTAGCCAATTGGACGTACATCTTATACTTTTGGTAATAGATGTCCTCCGAGCGGCTGCCGTCGACCATGACAGTCGTATCAGAGCCCACCATGGCCGCAGCACATTCCCGGCAGGCAATAGCCTTGCCGAGCTGCTGGACCACAATAGACGGTGGGAGTTGTATCTCATCATCGCTAAGGCCAAAAGAGACGGCCAGGCGATGGAGGTAAGCGTTGGCGTACGCGATATCACTATCCCTACATGTGAGGATATTATCCGTAATGTCGACTTGCCCGATAAACTCCATCGTTACACCTCCCCAACGGCCCGTTCAATCGCCCGCTCAAACCGCGTAATAACGCGACGTTGCTCACGATGAGCTGCGTCAAACAAAAACGGGTCCTTATCGGTGCCCGGATGATTGACCCGTTTTGCAAACACAAAATCGCCGCCGGCTGTCCAGCGCAGGGCAAGCTTACGCCTCGGCTGGATGCGGTGCCGCGGCGTGCCCTGGTGCAGAAATATCGTAACCTTACGAGTTGTACCCACTGTACCCACAAGACTATCACGACCCGACTTGATAGCCGTCTTAATGGATCGTTCGGCGTCGCCTCCGCGCGTGATGAACTTATGATGCTCCCGTGCCGACGTCTGGATATAACTTACGGCATCGCCCATAGCCTGCCTAAGCTGCTTTTTGGCCCCGGGCGTGATGCGGTCAAGCCGAGACATAACCTCATCAAGCCCGCGGACGTCTACGCTGAGCTGCATAGGCTTATGCGCCCGTAGCGGTTGCCGATGCCGTCATGCAAGCCAGCGCACCCGGCTGGACGACCTGAGCGCCATACACAAAGAGCCCCTTAATCGCGTCACAAAACGACTTTTCGGGACGGAAGGCCTCCGTTTTGGCAATCTGAGACGCATAAGAGATAGCGTCGGTTGTGCCAGCGAGAATCTTATACTTACCCGCCGTATTCGGGACATTGTTGGACTGGTAAATATTAAATCCCGCAGCCGTGCCAATAAAGCCATTAGTAAGGACTGCATCCGTCTTAGCCGTTCCGGCAGCGACGAAACGGTCATCCTTAAGCATCAGGCCGTAAAACCACGACGGCACGACGACAAAACGACCATCGGCGCGAACGTTCTTGTCGTCGAGTGCCCCGCGAAGGTCAACGAGGGACTCATAAGCCTGAGCTGCCGAGGTCAGCGCCAACGGCTTAGCGTCGGTACCAAGGCCCGTAGTTACGCCGGCCTTGGTGTGAAATGCCGCGATATACTGATCTACGACGTCACGGACCGCATACGATGCTCTCTGCATCGCACTGTCAATCAAATTGACGTTAGCCTGGGCCGCGTCAACGTCATCGACCTTAAATCCAAAGTATTTCTGCTGATCCACGACCAACTGCGTCGGCGTGCCGTCTACGTCGTCCAAGGTAATATCCTTAGTCTTATCGTAATCGCGGACTGCAACATCCCCGATTTGATTGATAATAACCGTGTCGCCTGCCTGGCTGATATTGCCCTCGTAATCGCGATTGCACAAATTTCCATATACAAGAGCTTTATCGAGATGAGCCAAAAGTCTAGCTTCCCAAATGGTCGGAATAAACGTTTTAATAGCCATTATTGTCCTCCTTTGCTAATTGCGTCCCAGTTGGCGTTAATATCCTCCCGAGACATGGTCTTAAGATCATCCATTGTGTACTTCTTAGCGCCGGCACTGGATCCGCCAGCCGCCCCGCTGCCTGCCTGGCTGTCGTTTTTCACGGCCCAGGGATTGGCCTTAAGCCATCCCGCAACGCCATCGGCAATAGACAGCTCTCGATCACCGTCTTTATAGGTCAGGCTCCCGTCGTCGTTCGCGGCAACGTTACCCAGCAATACCTGGGCAAATACGTCCGGCTTGACCGCCTTGCCGTCGGTAAGGGCTGTCAGTACTTGAGACTTGATAGCCTCCTGGATGCGTTTCTGCTTTTCCTCGGCCGCCAGTTTTTCGCTTGCCGTGTACTTGTCAGTAAGCTCCTTAACCTGTTTTTGCAGGGACTCGACTTGGGTCCCTAATGCGGTCGGGTCACCGCCGGCCGCCTGTAATGCTGCCAAAGTGGCCGCTAAGTTTTTGAGGTTCCCGTCCTGGTCACCTCCGTTACGCAAGTTCAGCGCGTCGAGAATTTTGTTTTTCTCGATGCGGTTTTTAGCGGCTTCTTCGCGAGTGCCGCGGATTACGTCCTGTAAGTCTGCGACCATCGTGCCGCCGTTCTCGATTTTGCTTAACGCTTCGTAGATTTGTTCCAATGTGTAGGGCATGTCATATACCTCCGGCCCTTTCGGGCACAAAAAAAATAGCCGTTCTTTAGTGTCTGCGGCCCCGCGTCATGCGGGAAAAAAGACAAGTCAATATTATGTTTTTAAGCGACTGGTCGCCGTCTCGGCGGACCAATTACGCATGTGGGCACGCCAGTCGTCGCCTTGTGCCCACGCCTTAGCGCCCTCGACGCCAAGGACGTCGCGCCGCTGTCCCTTGTTAAGAGTATGCAGCCAGGCGTCTCCTCCGGTCTTGATATGATCCTGCGGGCGTCGATTAAGCTCCGAGGCATATACCGGCACTAGATGACATAAGCAGTGAGGATGTACCGGCAGCATCGGGGTCTTATCCTTAGGGTATAAGCCCCTGCCTAGTCCCCATAGATTGCTCTGCGCGTACATGTCGCAAATGTCAAAACGAGGGTGCCGGCTTGATAGTCTCCATCGGTAGGCGACTACGTCGTCATCATCGTCATACTGGGCATGGAATCCATCGGCCCAGGCCCTGGCGGCCTCAGTCCTTGCGATGCGCTCGGCTACATACCGGCTGCGCTCCTCAACTGCGGTGCGAATAGCCATATGCAAGGCCTCGTCATCAAGCTCCATTACGCCGTCCAATAGCTTGCGATAAGCTGTCTTAAGGGCCTGATTAGGTGCATCGTCCTGCCCCAGCCGCGCGACTTGCCTGCGGGCCTGTCGTATCTGTCGGAGTAATAACTCACGATCAGCAGCCGTCAAGTTGGACCGCCGCGCAAAATCGACGATAGACTGCATATACTGTGGCAACTCCTGCCGGCGGATAATGCGTTGACCGCTGTTATAGCCGTCGTACAACGCTCTTGCCGCCTGCATTGCGTGCCGACTAAGTCGTTGCTGGCCTTGTATCGTTGCAATGATATTGCGCCTCATTTCCCGCTCAACGCCGTGCAATTTCTCCGATAGGATCATGCCGGACGGGTCCCAGGCGTCCGTAAGCTCCGGCAGTAAGGGTATTGCCGGCACGCCTTGACCAATGGCCACGGAGTCCATAATAGCCCGATGCACTGCGTCCCGGAGAAATACCGCTACGCCTGCGACCTGCATCGCCTTATTAACGGCCTCGGCTGCGGGATAGCCGTCCGCCAGGTAGCTTGCTACTAGTGCAGCGACCATCTTACTTTTTTCGCGGTAGAGCGCCGAAAAACCGGCTAATACAGATTGGATAGGGCTGCTCATGCCTCATCGCTCCCTCCGGGCGGCTCACTGTGCTCCTCATCGGCGCGGCTGGTCTCCATCTCCGAGACCAGCGCGTCGAAGCGGTCGTCGGTTAGATCTGGGCAATACGCGCCCAGGACCTTTTTTAGGACCTCTTCCCGCAGGCCGTCAGTCAGCCCCATATCGAGGACCATCTGCGCCTGTGTGAGCTCGTTGGCGACGTCCACAATGCCAAAGTCATCGGGATAAGTGACGGTGTAGTCGATGCTACCGTTAACCCAGCCGGCTACAAGGTCGACCATAGCCTCCTCGGCCTTAGCACATTGCAACGCAAAATTGGCAAGCTGCTGGTTGGTCCGCTCAAATTCCCACTGCCGCGCGATGCCCGAATTATTGTTCTGCGTCGTCGAGATGACAAAAGACAGATTGGCCATCCGGTACATCTCTTGGATGAGGGACCCTATCTGCGTTTGCAAAATGGCTGCGGGGTCCGATGGAGGCGCGATGAATGCCGGCGAATGAGCACTATCAGGGCTATAGCCTAGTGCGTTGTTAGTCCCGACGACTAGATCATTGGCGTCCAGTGTCGGGATCGTCAGCAGCGGAAACGTCTGATTGCGGAGAATCTCGCCGAGCCAAGAGCAATGATTGTATAACGCTTTGGCTGTCCGGGCGATCGGCATCAGCTCCGGTGTCGGCAGCATGGTCTGCTGCTCAAGCATCCGGGAAAATAACGGTACGACAGGAACGCGGCCAAGGTTATGCTTACCCGATGCCCGGCCCAGGTCATCGCCCCACACGGCCCAGCCATCCCGGTCATAGCGGGTGTAACGATACTGGACGCGGCCGTCCTGGATACTTGATACCTCCTGGAATTGGATATATAAGAGTGCGCCTATCTTGTCGATGCCGTACTCGACGACGCTCTCCGGCCCCATGATGTAGGCGTAAGGCAACTCCCGGTGCTGGATCATTTCTGCCAGCGTCCGGGCCTGCTGATCGCGGACGTTATCCACGACCAGGAATGCGACGCCGTACACCTTGGCCATAATCGCAGCACGCTTGAGAAACATGTGGATGCCCGTGCCGTTGGTGTCGACGTCGTCCAAAAACGCCTTGACGGCGCTCTCGGCGGGTCCGGAGTAGTCGCGGAGCGGTTGCCGCTTAAATATCGGGTCAACGAGAGCATTGACGATAGGCGCAAAATAGTTAAGGTAATAAGCGTTCTCGCGCCGGAATTGATAGTCCTCGTTAGACTCCCTCTTATGCTTATTGAGGTAGCTCCCTGTCGCAAATCCACCGGCGCCGTAATATGCATCTCTAAGTAAGTTGTAGTCCATAATTGCCCTCCTAATAGTTGATGCGCTTGGCTACGACCTTATCGCGGGTCATTACCTCTGACATGGCGTAGCGCACGGCGTCGATAGCATGGTTGTTAGCGTCAGGGTACGCGGATATAAATTGCCCGTCCTTGTTACGCTCGTACTCGTAGCCGACAAACTCCTTGTACGTGTTCGGGCATCGGCGCTTATCGATGTAGATGTGCGCCCGATTTTGCAGCCACCTCATCCCAAAGGGCACGCTGTCCGGCCCCTTCCGGGCTCCCGATATCCGCAGCCCATAATCGGCCATCTCGGCGATGCTCTTAGGCTCCGCACTATCAGCTAATAGCCGGCCGCCATTGATGCGGCTTAGGATCTTGCGAGACGCTTGGCTGCTAGTCAGTTTCTGCTGATACAGCTCATCGTAGATATACAAGGCCTCGTGCTTAGCGTCGTAATGCGTGGCTACGTAGGCCAGCGGGTCGACGGCAAACCCAAAGTCAAGGCCGTAATATAACCGGTCAAACTGGGCTACCATGTCATCCGGCATCGGCAAGTCCTCGACATTGTCAAATACCGCGCCACCGGTGCCAGTTACCTCACCGAGGTACTCATGGCGATAGGCTGTCTCGTTTTTGGCCTTGAGTTTCTCGGCCTCCAGCAAAAACTGGTCGCCGAGCCACTCCAGCGGTACGTCCAGGTAGGTCGTCCGGTGCACCATCCGGTCAGGGTAGTCGATAAGGACCTCCTCGTTAACCCAATTATTGCGGGATTTAGGCGGATTGTACGATGAGAATACCCAATACTTATCGCCGCCGCGAAGTAGCGACTGATTGAGGTTACGTATCTCTTCCATGCCGCTAAACTGGTCAAGTTCCTCGTACCAGACGATGCCGATATATCCAAACGGCAGCTTGATAGACTTGACCTTCATGGGATCGTCGACGCCGAAAAACAGTATTTTCTGGCCGGTATCCCGATAAATAATCTCTTGCGGCGACGTCAGGCATCGGAAACGACCAATCACACCGAGCTGCTCAAGTCCCCATTGTATTTGTGGGTACACGCTATTTTTGATGGTATTGCCAACCTTGCGTAATACGACCGCATGACACTCCGGATGCTGCATCAATAGCAGCGGCACCTCGATGCCGACAAAAGACGACTTCGTCGATCCACGGCCGCCCGGAAGCCAGTAGAAGGTATGTCCCTGGGCCTGCACATCCCAGAAGACAACATCGAAGGACGGAGCGATATGATCTGCAATATTAAGCTCCACACATATCTCCCCCTATCGTCGGAATACAAACGATACTGCATCCCCGGTATTGCCGGTTTGCAGGTCCGCGACTTCGGCCTTGAGTTTCTCGATCCGCAGGCGCTGCTCTTCGTCCGCGAGTCCCTGCCGGCACATCTCGTCATATTGCTTAATCATCGAGTTAAGTGTTGCCATTGCCCGGGCCTGGGCCATCAAGAAATTAGCCTGCCGGTTGTCCGCAAACTGGACCTCAAACTCTATTTCCTTCGTCGAGTCCCCGTATTTCTTGCGACGTACCAACATGCTATGGTCTTTTTCGTTATCGACATACATGATCTTCTGGGCTCGAATAATAGCCGCATACTTGATACAGATATTTTCCCATAGAATATCTATCGCCGATTTTTCCTCCAGAGCCTCAACTAGCTCCCGCGTTTCGTCCGGCAGATACTTAGCATATAGCCCATGCACAAGCGCATTCTGATTGCCCTTATGGCTCTCACCGGAGCCGACGGCGTTATTATTGTAATAAGGTGCACCCGTTTTTTTGTGTGCACCCTTCTTACGGGTCCATTTGTATCGCCGCTGCCACGACTTGACGGTGTTGAGCGATACGCCGTGTTTTTTCGCGATATCCTTATATTTCATGCCCTTAACATAATCGTTATAGGCTTTTTCCTGCGTTGTCACATACTCACCACCTCCGGCCGTCGTTGTTTGTTCCGTAATCCACGCCCTTACTTGATGACTCTATTCCGGCTGCCAGGATACACCGGCCCATGATTGATAGACGTTCGGCGGTCTATTGGCTTGCGATAAGACTTACAAGGCGTAGGCCCGCCGTTAAGATCTGCCTCGATAACACATGCCCCGCGCTTATTGTGGGTACAGTCATACGATCTACACATCGCGCAGCCTCCTTCCGGGCACGAAAAAAGGAACCTAGCACGTTGTCTAAGTTCCTTAAATATTTTTTGTGGCAGGACCGGAAGGACTCGAACCTTCAACCGCTGGTTTTGGAGACCATCACTCTACCAATTGAGCTACAGCCCTATGCACCCTCCCCTGTTGTAAAGATTGCGGATAAGGGAGGGAAAAAGCCGGGGCCGGACTTGAACCGGCGACAGGTGAGGGCCTATAACCCCTCAAGCTCTAGCCAACTGAGCTACCCGGCCATGACGGCCCCTAAGGGCCTGTGACAGTGTGTGGGATGGCGGCAATCAGCGCTTAACGTTGTGTACTGGTGCGTATCACGAGCCGCCGCTCATCCCCAACTCTCTACAATACCAGTATACTCCTTTTAGAGGTCACATTGAGTTACCTTTTGGAGGAAATCCTTATGTATAGCCGTGAACGATTGGAGTGCCCGCCCGTGTACCCTGAAAATATACTTAGGGTTATAATGTTGCTCCTCTGCGATATCATCCCAATCCATGTTATTGATATACCTCGCGTATAAGATATCTTGATAGGTAGCCTCGGGCAGCATGTCAATGCGGTTTTTAGCTGCTATCCTCATATCAATAAGGACGTCCCACTCGTCGTTGACCCGGTCAAGATATCGCTCTAGCTTGATATACTTATCAGCAATATCAGAGATCTTAGACCCGGACACTCGCTCCGTCAGGCTAGCAGCCTTAAGCGTCAATATATCCGCCTGGACCTCAAGCAATTCCCGTTTAACCTGTTGTAACTTATAGCGCTGGCGCCTGATGCGCCCCAAGTACTCTTTAGCTGTCATCAAGTCACTTCCTTACAGCAACACCATAATATAATGGGGGCTTTGCGCGACCTTGTAGCCCCATTCCTCGACCGTCTGCATGACGGCAGTGTCGACGTCCTGGTCGCCAGTCTTTCTTATTCGAGCCGAGTAGTACCCTTTTTTAATCGCATTTTTCACTTTGTTCTCAACGTACTGTTTTGTCAGCATTATCATATTCCCACGTCCCTCATTGTTCCCGGCTAAGCAAGTCCAGTGCATACATAACGGAGTCTGCTACGGATTCGAGATTGTCCAAACTGTCATACAATTCGTCCGTATCCCAGTCCATCAAGCCGGCGTCGCCAAGCTGGTCCGTTAGTGTCATCGCTTCGTCGCCCAAAGCCCCGTAAAACGTCCGTTTCATCGTCGTGCGCCCGATTTCTTTATCGCCTTCTTCGACAACTATGGTGTATCCATTCTTATTGATAATTACTTTTATTTCCATGTCATTACCTCCTAATTAATCACCATAAGGGGTATATTTCAAGCCCTCTATACGGCTTAACAAAAGCTCTACCTCATGTTCTTCCAGCCATCCAATAACGTCGTCTGTGATTTCCGTGGAATAGCATATTTCCCCATGTTTTAATACGGCCAGTTCCCACATGCCTTCGGGGCCGCCATATGTACGAGGCCCCCGGCTAACGTTAGCGCCGTAATTGTTGTCAAACCGGAAAATATTGATCTCGTTGCCCGTATCCTGGTCAATATATGCGTGTATTGACTTATATCTGCCAAACTTTTGAGGGATGATATCCTTTGGCAGATCTCCCACGATCGCCAGTCCCTGACAGCCACACGGCTGGCCGTTGGCATCCCGGACCAGTGGCCCGGGAACGAGGAAATCAGTACGTTGTGGAAGAGCCTCTGCAACGAGTCGAGATACAACATAATAGGTGCCTTCTTCCGGATACGGCACATTTTCGACGGCTCCGGCAAAATCCTGATAGGTAATTGTAATACCATCAATATACCCCGCGATAGTCGACTCCTGATGGCATCTAGGGATAGGCCTGTCAGATACGGGGATATCTCTAAGATGACGGTGCCCGTCGAAAATATTAATTATGTGGGGCGTTAAATTAATAATTTTTACCTTGTATTTATCAGGGTCAAACGGTTTCATCCTTTTTAATTGCCCATTTTCAAATTCTTGCTGCATTTTTAATCCTCCTGTTTCGTTATAATTTTTCAAAACGTTGTTCCATCTTTTTTAGTTCGCGCTCCAGGCTATTAATATACATCGCGCGTGTCTTATCCTTGATACCTTCCGGCAAATACCAATAATCCTCGACCTCAAAACCATCGATATGGATCGCTGCCCCATTATGCAGACATTCAAGTAAGCTTTTGACTCTATCAATATCTTCCGTTAATTTCTTTCCAATTTCATACCTGTTTAATTCATTTCTCTTCATTTTTTCAATCCTCCTTATCTTCCGCCCTTATAGCGGCGGCCTGTACTTGATAGTCGTCTTGCGTGCCGGCAGCGGCTGCCAATATTGATTGTCCGAATGGACCGCTGCCACGCCTTCCGCATTATGTAGTGCCGTTTCCCGGCGTGCTTATCTCGCATACTCTCGTAATCTCCCTTGCTCTAAGTCTCTTTCTGGGATGACGCGGCCCTTGCGCTCATCCTCCCGGAGCCGACGCAATAACGGCAGCAGCTGGTCGACATAATCGTTGAGCGGCTCCTTGGTCTTGTTGTATTGCTCAAGACTGTCCCATCCGTGACCGCCGATAATGGGCCGGATGACATAGCCATAGGTCTCATCCTTAACTAACTCGCAGCCGTTGCCACGCAATACGCAGAGTATCGTCGCCAGGTCCTCGTCGATGATAGCAGCCTCCAGAAATAGCCAGGCCCATTGCCATCGGTCTTCCGGATGATACGGCTTAAAGTCATCCGTATACTCAAGGACCGGCCAGTTTTCGGGCTTCCGGGCATTCTCGACATGTTGGACGATATTCTCGACGAGGCCCTTAATGTCAGGGTCCCGCTGGAGTAGCTGCGCGTTAGGCTTGCCCATGGCCTCGAGTACCTCACGGAAGGCCGACCGGGCCCGCTCAATCATCTCCTGCCGTCCCATATTGCTCACCTCCTACATGTTAATCATTTCCTCGATTTGCACGTATATCCCAGGTGTCGGTGCGTAAAATTTCTGGATGGCTTCCGACGCCACCTGGGCATCGTCCAGCCAAAAGCCTAGGTCAGTCAGGACGTCCTTAAGCAGCTTGACGAGATTATCCGTATCGGGCTTGGTTGTCTTCCAGGTATTTTCAGGGTGTTTAGTTGTTGGTGGGTACACCCATTTTGTCACCAACCATATAGGGCCTTCCATCGGATGCTCCGGTCGATATTTTGCAAAATTAGCCATAAACATCGCCCGCACCTCTTTGACGGCCGGCGGCTCATATACTACCGGCTTACCATTCCGTACCGTAACCTTTTTCATTTGGTGCGTCGCCGACGGCATTTTATCCACCGGCAAAAAAAAGTGAATCATCACTAACTACCTCCTTTTTTTCTCCCCGCACGGTGCTGATAGGGGAAATAATACGTAAAAGGAAAATGGTGGCGTTCGCACCATTTTTCTAGTATTATTTTCCCCAGCACCACACGGATTTTTTATACGGAAGGAAATCCATATATATATAACGGATTTCCTTCCCAATTTCCCTATTTTTATACAGAAATACAAACGTTTTTCCGTTTTAATATTCACGGCTATACATAATAGAGAAATTGAGAAATCCGTACGGATTTCCCTATTTCCGTCTTTCTACGATACTTTTATTAAAGGTAAATTCAGAGCTGCTTTTTATGTAACTTCTAATCGTTTTTTCAGTCATTCCCATATATTCCGCCATATCTTTTACAGTTACTTGTCCATTGATTAGACAAGCATTATAGACACTCTCTAATTGCTGTTTCCGCGCTTCCTTGCGTTTCCGCTGAGTTTCTTGCCCATTTTGCCAAGGGGCCTTATCGGCATGGGGCTTAAAGGCTGCTAGGGCACCGTCTGTGTCGACCTCATGGACAGGGTAGTTAAATAGTACGTTTACCGGCTGGAAGGCCTTAAACTCCCGCAGCGTGCCTTCTATCCGCCAGGCCGTGCCGGCGATATCGTCGGCGCCCTCAGTGTCGAGCTCAATGAGATCGAGTAGAGCGTCGGCGTCGCGGGCAAATACACCGGAGCCGCTAGCCCGGTCCATGGATCGTTTGGCGCCCTGGTTGCCCTTGCTGTGATGATGGCAGTAGATGACGGCGCAGCCAAGCTCGGTACATACCCTGTCAAACTGGTTGCAGAAATGGGCCATTTGGTCGGCGCTGTTTTCATCGCCCGTGATAATCTTATAGATCGGGTCGATGATAATGGCGGTATAATTTTTCTTGGCCGCCCGCCGGATGAGCTTAGGGGCTAACTTGTCCATGGGGATGGACTTGCCCCTAAGCTCCCATATGTCGATATCGGCAATGTTGTTGGCCGGGTATCCCAGGGCGTCGTACACATCCTTAAATCGATGCAGACAGCTAGGCCGGTCAAGCTCAAGGTTAACATACAGGACGCGGCCCTTAGAGCAATACCAATTGAGCCACTTACGGCCCTCTGCAATAGCTATGGCCATCTCGATAAGGGCAAAGGACTTGCCGGCCTTACTGGGGCCTGCCAGCATCATTTTGTGCCCCTTGCGGAGTACGCCGTCGATGAGCGACGGCGCTAGTGGCGGCAGGTTATTCCAGACGTCTTTCAGGGTTTCGGGGTCCGGCAAGTCATCGTTGACGGCCTCAATCCATTCCCGCCATTCGGCAAAGCCGTCCTTGCCGATATTGGTGTCGATAAGATACTGCTTTTTACCGTTCCGGAGGACGCCCGGCATCCGGGACAGCCTTGAGGGGTTTCGGTTTTGTTGGTCAATGGCAAGGCCATTCTTCCGGCAGATGGTGTACAAGTAGTCGACGCGCTTGCGGTACTCCTCATAATTGCCGGCGTCGATGTGGACAATGGCATGGATGCTTTTCCCGCCGCTGTAGACGAGTGCTGCGACGGGCAGCTCCAGCTGCCGTATGACCTCGTTTTGTTTTTCGAGGTCCATGCTGTCGGACTCAACCAATGCATACCGGTATTCCGTAACGTTTTCATTTCTAACCCCCTTGCCGTCGAGGGGGTTGAAACGGATCCACGCGCCGACCTCCGGCTTATAGTCGCCAAGTACGGCGCCGATGTCCCCGTCGCAGACAGTCAGCTCCTCAATGAGTTCGCCGGCGGTACGTCTGTAATTGCCCTTTGTGGGCATGTACTTCCCGTCTTTCTCCCAGGACTCTGTGACATACCCGACGTAGTCGGTACTGTCATAGAGCGTAGATAAGTACTTGATGAGGTCGTTGACGGGATTCCAGTCGCGGGGCTCGACGAGCTCCTTGCCCTCTAACCAATTTTGGTCGACGATGACGCGCTCGTCTTTCTCGGGGATGACGTCATCCCAATCATAGACGACGTCAGGACCTGCGGACGGCATCCACCCGCCCTGCTTAGCCATCTCGACGACTGTGGCCCCCGTCACAAGTGTGGAGGCCGTCCCGTCGAATGTACGCCACTTCTGGGCACACTCCCCGGCATGGTAGCGGCTGGCATCGCGGAGACTCCAGGCGTCCCAGTCCTGGGCGCTATAGCCCTCAAGCTTAAGCGCCATCCCGACATTGACCCACTCTTGGTAGGTGCAAAATGCGGGATCTATGTAATCCAGTAATGGGACTAAGTTAATACCGTCCATAATAACCTCCTACTTATTGAGGCTGATACTCTGCGGGGTTGATATCCCGCGGAGTCCGCCAGCCGCTGGCTGCAATCCGTGATATTAAGGCGGACGCAGCCGCAAAACTCCATGTACCCACATGTTGGAATCCTCTACCCTCTAAGAGTCGTATCTGCCGGGCTGTCGCAAGGCCTAGCTCCTTGCGCTTGATAAGCTTATCCAAGATGACCTTGGCTTTGCCGGCGCTGTCAATGTCGTCGGGAAAAATCCCGAATTTTTCAAGGGCCTTGAGTTGCTTATCGGTCGGCGGCATCATCTCCCAGCCAAAACTTGGGATATAGCTGCTGAGGTCCTCGGCCTGGATGGACAACTCAAATTGCAGAGGGTCGACTAACTTACGTTTACGCTTTTTCATGGCTGCTAACTGTTCGGCGAGTGCGGCTTCCCGATCGGCGACGACGTCGTTGGCTGCTTCCGCTTCCATGACTTCGAGGTCTTCCGGCTCTCCCGATTCGGCCAGTTTTTCCGTCATTTTCTCCTCGACGTCCTTGCTTTCGGCAATCAAGCAAGCGGGCCGGCACAATTCATGCTTTTCGGTGTTCCATAGAAAATCTAATAGCAATACGTTGTCTTTCCCGGGATGCAGCCGGGTCCCGCGCCCTACCATTTGGCTATAGAGCGAGCGGCTTTTCGTTGCCCGGAGGACGATGACGCAGTCCACGCTAGGGCAGTCCCAGCCCTCTGTCAGCAGCATCGAGTTACATAATACGTTGTATTTCCCGGCGTCAAAATCTTGTAGGACCTGCGCCCGGTTATCACTGTCGCCGTTGACTTCGGCGGCCCTAAAACCGCGTACATTGAGTAATTTACAAAACTTCTGACTGGTCTTAACGAGCGGCAAAAAAACGACTGTCTTACGTCCTTGGCAATAATGCTGCATCTCTTCCACAATTGCCGGCAGGTACGGGTCGAGGGCTGTACCGAGTTCGCCGGCCTTATAGTCTCCGGCAGCCATTCCGACGCCTGAAATGTCTATTTTAAGGGGCACTGTCTGCGCCATAATCTTGCAGAGGTAGCCGTCCCGGATAGCCTCCGGCAGGCTGTACTCGTAAGCCAGGGAGTCGTAATAACTCCCCAGGTTACGCATATCAGATCTATCAGGTGTCGCTGTTACACCGAGGACCCTTGCGCCGTCAAAATACTGTAATACGTGTTGATAACTATCGGAGATGCTATGATGGGCCTCGTCGATAATTATCGTGTCAAAATAGTCAGGCTGGAATTGATGGAGACGCCGATCACGCGTCAGCGTCTGCACGCTGCCGACAACGATGCGCAGCCACGACCCGATGCAGGTCTGTTCCGCCTTTTCGACGGCACTTTTTAGCCCGGTAGCCTTGAGGATTTTGTCGCCGGCTTGCTCCAGTAATTCGCCGCGATGGGCCATAATAAGGACCCGCTCACCGAGTCGCACGCGATTCTCGGCGATTTTGGCGAATACAATTGTCTTGCCGGTGCCCGTCGGCAGCACCAGCAAAGTCTTATTATTGCCGCTATCCCACTCATGCAGGACGGCCTCGGCGGCCGCCTGCTGATAGGGACGCAGCGTAATGCCGCCCATTTAAAATGCTCCTTGCGTATAGGTTGGCCGCTGCGTTTCGGCAGCTTTTGGGGGCTCTTGCTGCGGGGCGTCATCCTTGTCGTAAAATCGCTTGACCTCGTTGTAGTCCTTGCCGTTATACTGGCGGATTTTGACCTCCATCCGGCCCGTCGAGCCGATGAGGCCCGACCAGTTAATCCGGAACGTTCCATCGCCGCGGTGCATCTGCCCAATGGCGCAGGCAAAATTAGTAAGCTGCCATTGACTTTTAGAGTGTAAAAAGAGATTCTGCCGGATGCGGCCACGAGTCCCGTTAGGGGTTTCGACCTCATACGTGATTTTAGCTTGTGGGCACGCGGGCATTTTCTCACTGCCCTCAAATTGAGCCCGTTCAAATTCCACAATTTTAAAATCATAATCGCCTGCCGGAACAATTTCAAAAGAGTCAGAAACTTCCGTAAATTCATCGTCCCATCTAAAAACTTTATCTTCTGCCATAATTGATTACCTCCTATTATTAAAACGGTACATTATTCAAGTTGTTAATGACTTCCAACATTTGTGGGAAGGCCGCGACCAGGCAGCCAGCCACAAAGTCGGCCGGATATGCCCGGACGGGCATATCTTCCGGGAAATACCCCTTATGAGCTACGGCCCGCTGGATGTCGCTCTCTGTTACGTTGTTAGCGGCCATCAGGTCAGCCAGCTCTTTTGGGATACCCGGATCGAGTTTCTCCTGGGTATCTTTTGCCGGCTCTTCGGCCGGTGTTGCCTCTTTTGGCTGCTGCTTTTTAGGCTGTGGCTTTTCGGCTTCCGGTGTCGATGCCCCTGGGATGCAGTGCTTGATGGCCGAAAAATCAAAAGGCAGCTCTTCCGGAAGTCCATGGCGGTTTTTGGCGTCCCAGCAGGGATTGTGTAACGTATACATAACACGTTTCCCACCTTGAATCTTCCGTTTACCGTCCTTGGTCGAGACGACCATCTGGCGGTAATTGGAAAAGAGGACCATATCGGCCCATTCCTTGGCCAGGGCCGCACACTGGTTGCCGGCCTTGTTGCCAAGTTTTAACTCATAGCGGTCGTAAGCTCCCGTTTCTTCCGGCAACTCAAACTTCCGGATGATACTGTGGGCGGTAAGGACTACGTTGAGGCCTGCCTCAATTAAGTCAGACAGCCCATCGAGAAGGCGGCCAAACTCCTCCTTGACGTAGGTATAGCCCTTGCCGTAGCCAAAATCCTCGATGCCGGTTTTTCCGTATTTGTGGCAGACGGCCTCCTCGCAGAGCCGTTCCGCCCAGTCCGCCGTGTCGATGACGATAGTTTTATAGGTCATAGGGTCCGTCTTGAGGTCCGTGATATACTGCCGTAGCATCTGCCACGACGTAGGCCGCGGCAGCCGGTCAACGGATAACTGCCCCGTGCTCCCCTCGGTATCCACAAATAAGGGAGCTGGGAAGGATGCGGCGAAGGTCGATTTGCCGATGCCTTCCGGCCCGTAAATGACTACCTTTTGGGGTCTCTCTATTTTTCCGGATATAATTTGCATTATGATACTCCTTTCTTAGAATGTCCCTGCCTGCCATTTCTTCGCCGGCTCTTCTGGCTGCGGCTCTGTTTTTTCAGGCTGGTCGGCAACGTAGCCGTCCTCAATGATGACACTGCAAGAGTCGTCGTCTCCGACTCTTGTGGCGATGACTTGCAGCCCTTCCGCTTCCAGCCAGGCGCCAAAGTCCTGGAGTGTTTCCCGGTCCATCTGCTCGAGCTTATCGAGCAGCACGAAGCCGCACTCCGGATTGAGCTTACGTACGATAGCTGTGGCCACGCGGAGCTGCTCCGACGAGCTCATGCAGTCCCATTTCTGCCCGTTGAAGGTAAGCTCCCCATCTTCGACGGATAAGCCCTTGACGGGCATGTCAGCGCTATCCAGCAAGCTCATGCGCTGTGACTGGATATTGTTTATTTGCCCGGTAAGGTCCTCGTACTGACCGGCCAACTCATCTGCCTCGGCTTGGACGCGCTCCTTTTCGACGTTGGCCCGGACCTTGGTATTAATGGTGTCGATATTGGCAATGTCCTGCTCGATTTCGGCAGTGCTCTCGTCTTGCCAGTTGTCTGATACCGATTCCGCTCTGTTAATAGCGTCAGTAAGTGCAGTTAACTCATCAACAAGGATTTTCTTTTGTTTTTCAAGGTCTTTGAGCTTGACGTTTGTAATAATATCAGCTTGCTGCTTCATATCCGACAAATTGTCGCGGTTGCGTTTATTTTCCGCATTTTTCAGCAGTATAGCTTGCTGGCGCTTGATAAGGTCCGACGCGCTAACAGGTTCCGCAGGTACATCCGGATACCAAGGCAATTCCTCCGCATGCTTCTTCTTCCGGTCGGCGATGCGCCCGACCTCGTGACGCTGGTTATAGAGTGACTTTTCGGCCTGCTCCAGCTTGCCAAGCTCATCACCGACGCCGATGATCTGGAGTAATAACTCACTCTTTTCCTTGCTCGAGGCGGCCAAAAATTTCGGCAGGTTAAGAGCGAGTTGGCCGATAAAACTGTCTAAGAGCTGCTGCCCGACCTTCTGCCCGGAAGGGTCGATGACATGGAGTGCAGACGACTTGCCCCGGCGCTCTACGACGAGCCCATTACTGAGCTCGATGTGTATCATCGGCGGTGCTGCGCTGCCGATCCGTGCCGGCTCCGAGGGCTTGAGCTTATTGCCGCCCAAAGCCCAGGCAATGGCATCCAATACGGATGTCTTGCCCTGGCCATTGCGGCCGCCTAAGATAGTCAGACCGTTTTCGGCCGGCGTCAGCACGACGGCCTTGATTCTTTTGACGTTCTCAATTTCAAGTTGATTAATTTTTACAGCCATTTTTTGTGTCTCCTATGGTATAATCAATATAAGTAGTTTGGTTTGGGCCGCTTCCCTGTTGGCGCAGGGGGCGGCCTTTTATAATGCCTCGATAGCCGCTAACATAATTTTTTTGATGCCGTCACGGGCGTCATGATCGTCGTCATAGCCATCTAGTATGACCTGTATCGCAGTCAGGATAAGCGCAAAAACTTCAATATTCCGTCCCCTGATAGCATGGACTTCTGACTCGTCCTGCCCATCGTCAAGCGACGCCAGCAAGATAAGAGCATCGTTTTTGCCAAACTTAGCTTTCTCGATGTCGCCTTGGGTTTTCCGCAGTCGTTTGCGGAGTTTCTGGGTGTCCATTGCCGTCACCTCCCTCAATAGTTTCAGCGGCCTCAATAATAGACTGCTTAGCGATAAGCTTGTCTTCTGGGGGTAACCCATTGACGATATGGATAAGTAAGTCCCTTAATGTTGGGACCAAGACGGCTGAGTCTCCGTTAAATAATTGGATGATACGGTCCTCCTTTTCAGAGGCTAAGATCATAACGATGCCCTCATGGTCGTTGACTGATATTTTATGGACTTTTTTAATGGCCTGGGCGATTTCCTGATATTCTTCGTGCGTCATTTCTCCGCCTCCTCTTCGGTCCATGGCGTCAACCGCAAGCCGGTTTTAATTCCCATATATTCCTCTGATTCTGCGATTAAATTGTTGATATAGCTCTGTATTTCTGACATATCCATTTTCCAGGCAAGCATGTCGACTAATGCGTACCCGTAGCCGCGGGCTTCAGCAGCTTTTATAATAGCTACATGTAAGGGTTTTAAATTGTACCCACTTTCTCGTTGCGTGGCCTGGGCCTTTAGAGCTTCGCGGCAGTGAGCCCTAAATTCAGTAGTTAGCCGTGCTTGTTCGTTTTTGGTCATGGTTCTTCCTCCTATAATTGATTAATTATTTTCATAATGTCTTCTATAACTTCTTTTTGTTTTTCCTCCGGATACGCCCCCACAAAACGCCTTAATAGGATGGCTATTAATTGGATAATAGTAGCGGGATTCCCCTTGGCGTATATAAGGGCATTATCTATCTCCTTGATATTTGTGGCCACAATAACTCCACTATCCCCATCCCAGTCTAGGTCCTCGGCCCTTTTAGTGGCAGATGATAATTGGTTATATAGCCGCTCTTGTTTGGCCCATCTAACAAGTTCTTTCCATTGTCCCATTCTTTGTCCTCCTATTACTTAATAACGATTTTTTGACCCGGCTGGATGACGGCGTCGATGCCAAGATCATTGTCAGCGATAACCTGACAGATGACGTCCCGGATGTCGACGCCGCGGGCATCAGCTATAGGCCTGGCTATATCCCATAGCGTGTCGCCTGACTCGACGACGTACACCGTCGGGGATGCCTCCGCCGCCGGCCGATCATGGTAGCCTAGCAGTCCTCCGGTTATGGCTAGTACGGTTAGCATGCCTATTAGTCTTTTCATTTCTGGCCTCCTCTACACAACGCTTTTAGTCCGCCAAAACGCCTCAAAATCCGCAATGTTGACGCGGACCATTCTGTCATAGGCAATGACACTGGGCCGCCACTTTTTGCTGGCCCTCATTTCATCGATAAGCGCCCGGGTGCAGGTCATGCCCAAGTCGTACAGTTCGGCCAAGTGTTTCGGACTGGCATAGAGCTGTTCCAGCCTGACGACTTCCACTTCTTTCATGTTCTCACTCTCCTCTGTAACCAGTAACGAGCCATCCCAGATCTTAAACTAACATTGTAATGGAGTCCGATTGCATCGCATACTCGAGCCGCCTCGTCATCAATATCACCTAAGTCTAAACACACGTAACCTCTTCTTAACAGTTCATACAAGCGATTAGCGACTTCATATTTTCCAGACTTCGCTAGTTTCCAGTGGGCAGTTATTACTAAGGACTTTACTAACATTTTTACGCCTCCTTACTTGTATTTCCGTCATTCCGTTTCAAAAAATTTAAGTCAATCCCTAGCACTTCGGCTAATCTGGATAAGACCTTTAAGCTGGGCGTGTATCGTCCCCGCTCTACATCAGCGTAGTAGGCCCGACTAACACCTACTAGGGTGGCCAGTTCTTGCTGAGTAAGTCCCGCTTTTTCGCGGGCCTTTTTTAGTACATCTCCAATTTGATTCACGTATTGCCACCTCCTTTTTACTGGTATTTCCGTCCACACCAATAGTGTATAGTATTTCCGTCATTTTGTCAATGGTATTTCCGACAAAATTATATTATAATATCTTTAATAGACGGAGATACCTTACAATGTATTTTTTTAAGGGAGGCGAAAAAAATGAAAAGTATTGGGGAGAAAATTAAGGAAGCCAGGAAACTTGCAAAAATGACTCAAGTTGAGCTTGCTAAAGCGGTTGATCTATCAAGGTCATATATCGGAGATATCGAAAAAGACCGATATAACCCAAGTATAACTACACTGCGGCTAATTGCTAACGCTACAGGGGTCCCGCTGGAGTCGTTATTGTCATCGGCAGATCAGCGACCTGCCGGACGCGGCATCCGCATCCCGGTCCTCGGTCGAGTGGTAGCCGGCGTGCCGATCGAAGCCGTCGAAGAAATATTAGACTATGAGGAAATAACGCCGGCACTGGCAGCTACGGGTGACTTTTTTGCGCTCCAGGTACGAGGCGACTCAATGCAGCCAAAGCTTGAGGAAGGTGATATCGTCATCGTTAAGCAGCAAGAAGATGTAGAGTCTGGAGACATTGCAATTGTATTAGTTAATGGCAATGATGCCACGATCAAGCAGGTCAAAAAGCTGGAAGGCGGCATTATGTTATATGGATTTAATCCAGACGTATATGAGCCACATTTCTATTCTAACCAGCAAATTATCGACTTGCCGGTTAGAATATTAGGCAAGGTAATTGAGAGTCGTAGAGCTTGGTAAGGGAGGTATATTATTATGGATATTATGATCGTAATAGGACTTGTCGAGATTGCTGTTATCATTTGGTACATATTAGCCAAGAAAAATCCACAAAAGTATGCTCCATTTCTTCGGGCACCATACGGCAAGAAACGAGGTCTAATCTGCCTCGGCGTGTTATTCATATGTGGTTTGATCGGTATGGCTGCCGCGCCGCCGGCTCCCTCTTCTGCTCCTGCTCAGCAGCAGGAAGCCAGTCAGCCGGAAAAACAAGACGCTGCCCCGGAAAAGCCTAAGGACAGCGTAGAAATGGACGCTTACAAGAAATTTGTCGCGCTGCCGATGGGCAGCGACTACAACACTGTCCGGAATGCCCTGGGCGTCGATGGCGAGCTCAAACACGAGAACCAAGTCGGCGACACTAAGACACAAGCATATCAATTCCGGGTTGGATCCGCTGTCGCTATGATGACGTTCCAGCGCGGGCAACTAACCAATAAGGCAATGGATAGCCTTACATTCTACCGGCAAAACGGCGAGTCGATTACCATGGACCAATTTAACCGTGTGCAGACGGGCATGACATATGACCAGGTTAAGGACATATTCGGCCGACATGGCCTCCTGAAATCCGAGACCAATATAGGCGGTCATGACTCTCGCCTGATGTCCTGGATCAACTCCGACGGCTCCAATGTCATCATTACATTTAGCCAGGGCACCGTTAGCTCTAAGACGCAGACGCGCCTAAAATAACGGGCAAAAAATATGCTGAAGGGAGGTAAAATGTATGTGGATTGAAAAAGTAAAGACTGGATACGCTTTCCGGGAGTGGTACGTCGACCCGCTTACCAACAAAAAAAGAAAGTGTCTGTAACGATGCCGTCAAAGACAAACTCATCAAAAAAAGCGGCATCGGAAAAGCTCAAAGAGCTGATAGCGGAAAAGCTCAAGTATCAAGGTACTGACTTGTTATTTTTCGACATGATCCAGGCGTATATCGATAACCAGAAGGACTTTGTCAAAGAATCTACGGTACTTGGGTACAAGGCCGTAAAGAAGCGGCTGCGTGAGTATTTCCCGGAAGCAGCCAAGGCGGACTTAGTGACGCCGGCCTACCTCCAAGACGTCATAAACAAGTTGGTAAAACGATACTCGCATAGTTATGGCAAAAAGGCTTATGTACTAATTAAGGCCTCGTATTCACTGGCTGAGCGCCTGGGGACTGTAGCTTCATCAGATGTTATACGCCGGGTATCAGTCCCCAAACCGAGACAATCCGTCGAAGAGGTAGAGCAGGCGCGGGAAAAATTTTTGTCCCGCGAAGAGCTTACCGAGGTCCTTGAATTGATCAAAGCTGAGTCGCCATCTGTCTCCCTAATATGCGAATTCCAATCCCGCACGGGGCTCCGTATTGGTGAGCTGGCAGCTCTCCGAGACGAGGACTATGACGGCACTGAGATATATGTTAATGCTACACTTGTGTGGGCACGCAAAATGGGAGATAAGCCGCATCGAGGCGATCCCAAAAACGTATACTCTATCAGGCATGTCAAGCTTGATAAGAGGTCTAAGGATATCGTTAAGCTCTTCCAGCTCCGCAATAAGAGGCGGAGACTCTGGGAGCCAACCAAGCACGATAGAGATGGCGAGACTTATATATTTGCATCAACTGAGGGAGCACCTATTGACCTGGCATACATCAATAGAGTACTGCGCCGGATACAATACCATAAGCATCTGTCTACGCATATTTTCCGGCATACTCACATAAGCCTGCTGGCTGAGGCCGGCGTCCCCATCAAGGCTATTATGCAACGCGTCGGCCATAATGAGCCGTCAACGACATTGGCCGTATATACCCATGTTACGCAGCAGATGGCTGATCAGGCCGTCGAGGCCCTAGAAAAAATATAAAAATAAGCCCCGCAAACGTGATGGCTATGCGCGTTTGCGGGGCTTTATGCCCTATTTCGGCCCTATTTTTGCCCTATAAAAAAATAAGCCGCCCTAACGGATGCCGATAGGGCAAAAATAGGGCTAATTGTCTCGGATTATACGATACTTGGCGATACTCAAAATATGCCCGAAGCACGAAAAAAGCCCTATATGATAAGGCTTGACGTATCGTCATGTATCGCCACGTATCATATAAGGCTTATCTGTTTAG